ATGTCTCTCTCACTCCAGCAGCATTTCTCGATTTTGTAAACTTGTTTTACTATTTCTAAGTTATTGATAATCAAACAGTTATGAAAAACACAACATATACCGAAAAAATATACACAATTATATATGAGTAACCCAGTAAAAGGAAATTCAATAAACTTGTTCATCAAAGAGGGCGAGCATTATTATAGGATAGCTCATTCAACAGTCTTCACGTTGAATACTAACACAAAGACTTCGAAGACAATTTCCAAAGATTACGACAATGTCTTCTATGGCTTGCGTATCGCCAATGTTGGATGGTCAATAGAGGGTGAGAGCCTTGTGATAGATGCAGACACAGACCTTTTCGACAAGATGGTGAGACAAGAGAAGCTAAAGGTTTGCTATGGAATAGTTGCAGAAGGGCAGCCAACACCACCACAAGAAGGCTACGTAGGTTATTGCTACATTACAGACCTTGAGTTAGAAGCAAATACAGGTGACAAAGCAATGTATAAATATTCACTAACAGGTTGTTCGCCACTTGAATATAGAGACATTGATGACCCAGATGCACAGGACCCAATAGACTTCATCAACAAGACCACACCACAACTTGCTTTCTCAGCGGCAGGTGGAGTATGCAATGAGGGCGATGACCCTGATTTAGGAACATTGATAAACCCAAATAACCTTACAGTTAGGTTCACAATAACAAAAATAGATTAACCATAAAATGAAACTAAGTGACATTTCAACATTAGCGTTAACACCAGGTACGTACACAATAGTCGCAGCATTTGATGGTGACAATAGATTTAACGCAGTACAAGCACAATATATCTTGACGGTCAATGCAGCTAGTTCAACTTCACGAAGAGGCCGTTCAGTTACAGATGACAATGAGGATGGCCAGAAGCCTGTGATAGTCAAAAGAGACCCTGATTTCTACTTCTCTCCAAGCACCGTTTATTTCAATGAGTCGGAGACAGGCTCTTATGTTTTCAATTTCAGCCAATACATAGTCAATAATGATGAAGTTGCATATAACATATCATTATCAGAAGGCCTATATTTAGAGACAAATGGTAATGTTAGCTGGTATGATTCAGGCACATATACCATTACTTTGACGTCAAGCTCTACAGATGTGTTCAATTCAAAAGTTATTACAATGACACTCAACGTAGTATCAAAAGTTAACCCACAAATTGAATATAGGAATGATGGTACATATGTATTACAAGATGGTGTATTAGTAAAAAAGTATTACAATATAGAGAAGAGAGATGGTGTCTACAAGTTCGACCTTATGCAGCCAAGCAACCCTTATTCATTACCTTTAGAGTACAAGATAGAGGGAAATGCAAACTGTTATATTGATGTAGACAACAACAAGGTCTATGTTTCAAGAGAAGGAAGATATAAGATTACGGCAACATTTGCTGGTGACAACACATATCGTCCAAGTATCACGTCATATGTATTGAGCTATTATGAGAATACGGAGAATGAGGACAAAGACAACCAAGGCACATATATCATCAAGCAAAGTCCAAACCTTTCTTTCTCTTCAAACACAATTAGCCTTCCATTATCAGGCAATGGCACATATACAGGCCAATCAGTAAACAATCCTTATGGAGTTGCTGGAATATGGACCACTTCAAACAACGCAAACATTACAGCAGATGGAACAATAATCACCTTGAATGGTACAGGCAATGTTATTGTCTATTATACTTTCTATGGTGATGAATATTATAATTCACAATCTGTATCATATGTGTTACACGTCTATGTACAAGAGAATCCAGACAACAAGCCAATTCCTAATATCTATTTCCCAAACAATATGGTCACAGTGGTAGAGAATGAGGACCATGACTATTACATACAACAGGTTATCAATCCTGATGCAGTGAATGTAAACTATTATTGTAATGGTAAGAAAATTGAGAATGGAATATTACACACTGAATATATCGGCAACTTGACAATCATAGCATCGACAGAGGAAGATGACACTTTCTATAAGACATCAACAACATATACTCTCACAATAAATGCTTATGAGCAATCAAGGCCACAAATATGGTTCCTTACAGATAATGAGACAGTCAATGAGACAGGAGACCACACATATCTAATCCAATTAGCAAACTGTAATGTTGATGTTCCAATCATATATACGGTTAGTTCAGGTACATTAGAAGACCAAATCTTAACATATAATGGAATTGGTACAGTAGTCATAACAGCAACAACACAGGAGACTTTCTATTATGAATCTGTTAGAGCAAGCTATGTTTTGAATATATTAGAGGTCAATAAGCTTTCGCCTGGTATATATTTCAAATATCCTTATTATGGTAAGGCAACAGTCGACAATAAAAACCAATCACAATCAAACACGTATGACATTTTAGAGTTAGTTAATCCACATAATGTAGAGGTTAGGTTCTATACGGACAGGGGTACGGTTGATAATGAGACGAATGCGACAAAGTTATATATGGACGAAGAAGAGAACAAAACAGGTATCGTCAATATATATGCACAAAGCATAGAGAATGACACGTACAAATCAGAGATAGCCACATATAAATTGAAGATTTCAGATACTATTTCATTAGATTTAGATTATAATGGAGACATTAGTTCATATGGTTATAGTACAACATTAAAGATTAATGCGAGTGGTAAGTTGAACACACCAACATTGATAGAGATAGTTCGCTTCCCAAAGGATCCCAACTTCATTTTCTCACCTGATGAATGGTATATGACAAAGGCTAGTTCTACCTATGAAGTTAATAATTTAATATATTCAGAAGATGGTGATGAATCTGTAATATCAGCAAATATTACATTTGCACGATTTAGTACACATTATTTTAAGTTCTATTTCAAGGGTAATGAGAAATTTAATGAGACACCTGAGATAAATGTAAACATAAATTATACAAACTCACAACAATCACCTGAGATTTCATTCCCTTCAAACATAGAGGTGATTACACAAACAAGCGACTATAACTATGTATTACAAAATGTAGAGAATCCACATAACGTAGAGATAGTATATTCATCATCAAAGGGTACAGTTTCAGGCAATATATTACATTATGAGGACGTATATAACTTGATTATATATGCAACAAGTGTAGAGACAGATGAGTACTATTCTCAAACAATAAGATATACTTTGAAGATAAACAAAGCAGAAAAGCCTTCAAGAGGTTGGCATTTCGCAACTTCAGAAGATGATGACACTCCAATTCCTGTTCATCAAAATGGTAAATATGTTGTTAGAGACATTGTCGATGAGAATGGTGACTTAGTTCCAATTGAGGACCTTACAGGACAATTCTCATGTTCATGGACATCAAATTTTGAGTATGATGAAGAGTTAGGTAAATATATTGTTACACTTACTAATGAACCAGCAATATACAATATGTTAGAACGTAATGGAGTTGTTTCTTTTTCAATAAGCTATAGTTTACCAGAGACAGGACAATACAAAGCGGAGACTTTGACATATCGTCAATATATATCTGACAAGCCAAGAGCAAACATATCTTTTAATGAAGATGCAGTAAATTTAAAAGAAGTTGAGGAACAAAGATATAGAATCCAAACACTTAACAATCCTGACAACCACCCTATAGTATGGACTTGTGAGGGCGATGGACATTTTGATGACCCTAATGACCCTAAATATATACTTCTTAATCGTCGAGGCAATTCATGGACAAAAATATATGCAAAAGTTGCGGAGACAGATTCAGTTAAAACAACAACAGCAACATATACTTTATATACTCTTGCAGTTACACAATGGCGTCCTGGTTGGGACTGGTCTCTTAAATGGAAAGATGAATATTTATCTGACCCATCAAATGAGAATTCAGAAACAGGTTATGTAGACCCTAATAATGAGGGAGTCTATGACTTATGGAATATGTTAGATTTGATAGGTGGTTGGACATGGGACAATGTTGATAGAATAGTAGTTACTTCAGGAAGCTATAAAGTTTCAGATAAAAGATACCTTATTTTAAATACAGAAGTAGAAAATCCATATAATCCTGGTACTGGTACAAGATTTATTGATTTCGAAATATGGTCAAAAGAAGATTTTGAACATACTAGCGGTGTATGGAGATTAAGTTTAGTAGTAAAATACCCATATATGCGCTATTTATTTACAAATTATAATACACGTATATGGTATGAAGCAAAATTAACTGGAGAGGTTAATGAAGAATTTGAGATAGAGTTCGGAAGATGGCCTTATGACCCAGACTTTGTATTTAATGCAGATGAGTGGAGTTATACAGACCAAGGTTGGGGTACGATAAAGAATCTTTATACAAAAGAAGTGAATAATTATACAGTTCTATGTGGTACTTTCTCAACTTCACAACTTAACAAATATAACATGGGACGCATTAATTTTAGTGGTAATAACATTTTCTATCCATGTTACATATCATATGACATATATGTGAACAAGAAACAAGAGCCAGAAGACACAAGATTAATCCCAAATTTAAGTTTTAATAAATATATGGTCTGGGTGTTAAAAACAACAAACGACCAATACTTGTTACAAACATTGAACAAGCCTGATGATTGTGAGATAGATAGATGGGAGATAGATGAATCATCATATGGAACACCAACTATAATTGACGATACTTATGTTTATTTCCCTATTGGTGATACAAGTAACGGTGCATTTAGATATGTTCATCTTACTGTCTATACAAAAGGAAGTGATATATATAAACCATTTCATAATGGTTATACATTATATGTTACCAAACCAATAACACTAAGTTCAGGTATTCGTTTTAAATATGATACAAAGACAGCAAACAAGAATGACCAACACCAATATGAGTTACCTATATTAGAAAATCCACATGATTTACCAGTCACATGGACAACTTCATTAGGTACTATTGAGAATGGTTATTTAATATATGACGGAGTTGGTACGATAACTATTACAGTTACATTTGATGGTGATGATACATATGAAGCAACAACAACGTCATGTACATATAAAATAAACAACCAATATGACAAGCAATATCTCACTTATACAAAACATGGTGATATAACAGGAATGCAGGTTGTATTTGGAGAAGAATATAGTTTTGAGATATTGAGATGGCCAATTGCTATTGGTTTAGAGTTCAATGAAAATGATTGGAGATGTAGTTGGTCGACTTTGACTTCTTCTTTTACTGGTCTATATTCAGTTGATGAGGGAGAATATAGAGTTTTGATGGGAAAATATATACCAAATAAGGCTGGATATGCATACATATCAACAGAATTCAAAGGAAATGACCATTTCTATCACCAATATCATGTTGCAGACTTTGAAATTTCTTGGACAAGAGCAGCAGAATTGGTTAATCCAAACATTAGTTTCTCAGAATCAACGGTTACAATGCCTTATAGTAATACAGAGAAATACCTTATCCAGACACCAACAGGAGCAGCAGGAGTTACATTTAATGAGCCTACAACTTCACTTGGCTATATAGAGAAGGTAAACAATGACTATTATGTGGTCTATGATGGTACAGAAGGAGCAAACATTACGATTTCTATATCAAGCGTCCAAGATAGTACTTATTATTCACAAACAATATCATATACTTTGAATGTTGAGGCTAAGCCTATTGAGGTCCAAGACACACAAATCAGTTTCGCTAATTCAGAGGTTACTTTAGACTATGTATGGGAGCAAAACAAGACAAAGAGATATAAAGTCCAAGACTTATATAACCCATGGGGCTTGAATGTTACATATACTATAACAGCAGGTAACTTAAGACAAGAATCTGATGGTTATTATATCTATTATGACAGTGTTGGAGACATTACAATTAATGCAGTTGGCCAGTCAAACCAATATTATAATGGTTCTTCTGCGTCATATACAATGCACATAGTAAGCATAGGTGAGGACTTCGTAATGCAATTCGCACAAAGTACAGTGACAGTTACACAAACAAGCGAAGGAAGATATTTATTACAACAAGTTACACTTAATCCAGAGGTTTCAGACATTAGGAATAATATCATCTATAGCGCAGCAGGAGCAACAATAGAGGCCGCAGGAGATGATTTCTATATAGTCTATAATGGAATAGGTAACTTAAGAGTAAAAGCCTTATTCGAGAGTGATAATCATTATAAGTCAAAAGAGGCTTATTATACATTAGTTATTGAAGAAATGATACAGAAGACAGACCCAATTATATCTATATCATCAAATAGAGTTGAGATTGAAGAGATAGATGAAGTTACCACATTTACAGCACCACAAGTTACAAACACATCAGGTGTTGAATATAAGTGGTACATTGATGGAAATGAGGTAACAGTTACAAATGGTTCGTTCACATATAATGCAACAGGTAACTTTACATTAGTGCTGAAAACAACAGAGACAAAATATCTTAATTCAATCAACCTATATTGTGACTATATCAATAAGGACATAGAGAAGACAGATCCAATTATATCTATATCATCAAATAGAGTTGAGGTTGAAGAGATAGATGAAGTTACCACATTTACAGCACCACAAGTTACCAACACAACAGGAGTTGAATATAAGTGGTACATTGATGGAAATGAGGTTACTGTTACTAATGGTTCGTTTACATATAATGCAACAGGTAACTTTACATTAGTGTTGAAAACAACAGAGACAAAATATCTCAATTCAATCAACTTGTATTGTGACTATGTTGATAAACCAATTATAATAACAGACCCTGACATTAGTATATCAACAAATAATATTAAGATATTTAATATCTCTGAGCAAACAAGGTTCAAAGTTCCTAATGTGACAAACAACTCAGGTGTTGATTATTCATGGTATATTGGAAACACACAACTTATGGTAGATGCAAATGGTTATTTCAACTATAATGCAACGGATGATTTTGTAATATATTTAGAAACAGTTGGAACACGTTATTATAATTCTGTAAAACTTTATTGTAACTATATAAATGTTGGTTATGAAGACCAATATTTAACAATTGAATCACTTGATGATAATAACAAAATAATATGGATGTATATTATTGGTGATCCATGGTTCACCAATGCTGAACCAAAAACAATAGAATATTCAACTGATTTAGTTAATTGGAATTCTATAACATCGACGTCGATGTTATCTCCTGAAACAGCTTGTATATTAAATGAAGGAGAAAAAATTTATATTCGAGGTAATAATTCGGCATATTATGGTAATGCCTTTCATTCAACATCAAGAATCAATGTTAGTGGTAATATAATGAGTCTTATATATGGTGATGATTTTGAAAGAATTAATACTTTGGAACAAGATTATACATTTAGTAGTTTATTCTTTGGTGCAGTTAAATTGATTAATGCAAATCATTTGGTATTGCCAGCAACAACATTAGCAAAAGGTTGTTATACTCATATGTTCTATAATTGTGTTTCATTAGTTAATGCACCAGAATTACCAGCTACAACATTAGCCAATGATTGTTATAATTGTATGTTCATAGGTTGTAAATCATTAGTTACAGCACCAGAATTACCAGCTACAATATTGAAAGCTTTCTGTTACTTAGACATGTTCGCAGAGTGTACTTCATTAGTTACAGCACCAGAATTACCAGCAACAACATTAGTAAAAGGTTGTTATGAAGGTATGTTCTGGGGTTGTACTTCATTAGTTACAGCACCAGAATTACCAGCAACAACATTAGCACAATGGTGTTATCAAAATATGTTCAATGGTTGTACAAATCTAACGACAGCACCTGAGTTACCTGCAATAAAGTTGGCATATGAATGTATGCATTATATGTTTGCAGGTTGTACTTCATTAACAACGGTTAAAATATTAGCAACGGATATTAGTGCGAAATTTTGTTTATATGGTTGGTTATATAGAGTTTCACCAACAGGTACATTTATAAAGAAATCAAGTGTTGAATATCCTGTTGGAGAATCAGGAATACCAGAAGGTTGGACAGTCGTAAATATATAAAAAAGAGTGGAGAGTTTTTCTCCACTTTTTTATTATTAATTATATACACAAATAAATCGATACTTAATATGAAAGCAAAAGAAATTTATAGCAACTATGACAAGCGCACACAAGAGTACATGCAGAATGTAATCGACTGCATAGAGCAAGACTATAAGCATATACCTTCATCATGGAGAATAACAATTGATTTAATCGCCATGAACTTTGATATGTTATTAGAAGCAGAGAAAGACATACACAAGCGTGGACTAATCATAAAGAACAAGTACACTAGTGCAAAGAACCCAAATATTCAAGTCTTCAATTCTGCACAATCACAAATAATGAAATATCTATCAACATTTGGACTTACACCATTATCAAAGACCAAGTTGAAGAACTTTGATGCAGAGACAGTAAATATAGACAGCCTTATTAATGACTAAACTTGATGAATCAAAGAAATATATTCAATACCCATTAGACGTCCTATCAGGTAAGATATTGGCAGGAAAATATATAAAGCTAGCATGCCAGAGATATATTGATTGGTTTAGTCGTGATGACATATACTTCAATTATGAGGACGTCGACAAAAAGTTGAATTTTGCACATAAGTTGAGGCTTAGAGAAGGCATGCTTTTCGACCCATTACCTTATCAAGCATGGATATTATCATATATTTATGGTTTCTATTATGTTGATGAGCCTGATATTCGTGTTATAAACAATGTACTTCTTCTCACAGCACGTAAATCAGGTAAATCAGTCTTTGGTGCTGTCATAGCAATTATCGGAGCAATATGTGACAAAGAGCACTCACCCGAAATCGCTTTTATCGCCAACTCAGCAAAACAGGCAGGAATGTTGTTCAAATATACTTCTGAGTTATGCAAATCAGTAGACCCAGACAACAAGATATTTGAGCGATTACGTGGTGACATTCGAATACCAAAAGTTGACGGACAAATCAATGTGTTACCAAGTGAGACGTCAAGGCTTGATGGACGTTCAGATAGCGTCTTTATTCAGGATGAAGGTCATGAAGCAAAGTCTTCTGAGATATGGAATGTACTTAAGACAGGACAGGGTGCAAGAAAGAACCCATTAGCCATTTCCATATCAACAGCAGGTTTCAATGTTGGTAGTGTTTACCCATTATATAACCAATGGGAATATTGTTGTTCAATATTGAATGGACAATATGATGATGACACATGGGCATCATTTATCTTCCAGCTTGATGAAGGTGATGACTGGAAAGATGAGAATGTATGGATAAAGGCCAACCCTTCATTAGGTACAACAGTTTCTTATAGGTACATGCGTGACCAGATAAAGCAAGCAATTCATACACCTTCCAATGAGGTTTCTATTAAGACAAAGAACCTTAATATGTGGTGCCAGTCTTCTGACGTTTGGATCCCTTATGAGAAGATAGAAGCAGTTTCACAACCTATTGATTTAGAAGACTTTAGAGATGAGATATGTTATATGGGTGTTGACTTATCAGCAGTTAGTGATATGACGTCATTCTCAGTGATGTTCCCACCAAACCCTGATAGAGCAAAATACCCAGACAAATTTGTGTTCAAGACATTTGTTTATATTCCACAAGAAGCGGTAGAGAAATCATCAAACAGTGAGACGTACCAAAACTTCAAGCGACAGAAATATATATTAGTCACAAGTGGTAATGTCACAGACTATAATGAGATATTGAGGCACCAGTTAGAGGTGAGCAAACATGTATGCCTTCAAGGAGTCTATTATGACGCATGGAATGCCACACAATATGCAATCAATGCCACAGAAGAAGGACTTCCATTAGAGCCTTATTCACAATCATTGGGTAATTTCAACAAGCCAACAAAGTTCATAGAGATGCTTATATTATCACAAAAATGTGTTATAGATACTAATACATGCATTAAATGGTGTTTTGCGAATGTGGAGTTGAAATATGACTATAATGATAATTGTAAGCCTGTCAAATCACAAGGAGACAAGAATAAGAAGATAGACGCAATAATCTCAATGTTAGAGTCATTGGGTGGTTATTTGAACAGCCCAAACTTTGTTCCAGAGGTTATTGCGATATAGAAAAATGTTATTTTAAATAAATACAGAAAAACATTTTATGGGATTTTTCAGCAGAAAAGAAAACAGAAGCCAAGACGTTCCTGTTGTAGATAACAATGGACTTGGCTTAAGTAATTTAGTTAACAAGGCGCAAATTCCATCAATCAGCTTATCAGCAGTTTTCGCAGCAGTAGAGATTATCTCAAACAGTGTTGCGGAGTTACCTATTAACGTCAAAACAAGAGAGGATGACAAGACTGGCATAGTCAAAGTTCACCCAATCTATGAGGCATTGAACAATGGTATAACAACAAAGTTCATGTTATTGAAGATGCTTATCACTGATATGTTGCTTTATGGAAATGGTATCGCTTATATTGATAGAGATGCGGACGGTACACCACTTCAAATTGTATACTGTCCTTATGGTACTTATAACATAAACTATAACGCAAATACACGTCAATTATATTACACCATTACAAGCTTAAGACGTGGTCGTATAGAGCCAATTGATATTATTCATTTGGTAAAGAATTCAAGAAATGGTGTTGAGGGCATTGGTGTTTTGAATTATGCGTCACATACATTAGAGTTAGCCAAGGCCACAGAGAAGGCAGCACAAGACTATTTCAGTTCAGGATGCCATGTTGCTGGTATATTGACGACAAACGCAACAAGGTTGACAAAAGACCAAAGAGAGACAATTAGAGATGCATGGAATCAGGCACATGGCAACAAAGGAACAGGCATGGCTATTTTAGAGAATGGCATGCAATATTCACCTGTTGCAGCAAACTCTAAAGAGTCACAATTGTTAGAGACAAGGTTGTTCAATTTGAATGACATCGCACGTTTCTTCTCTATATCACCAGTCCTTTTAGGTGACTTATCACACTCTTCATATAGTACAATTGAGGCTTCATTGTTAGAGTTCGTAACACATACATTGTTCCCATATATCACATTGATAGAGAATGAGTTCACAAGAAAGCTTATCAAGCCAAGTGAGAAAAATTTATTCATAGACTTAGATGAGAATTATATTGTGAAATCAGACAAGCAATCACAGGCTAATTATTTATCAACTTTAAAGAATGCTGGTATAATTACAATCAATGAAGCTAGACATCAGTTAGGATTAAACCCATTAGAAGGTGGTGATGACCTTATGGTAAACTATACAAATATAGATGATAATATTATAGGTGGTTCAAAGAAAGAAAAAGAAAAAGAAGAAGTTTAGGTACATATATAAAATTACATGTACAAAAGGAAGTTTTAAGGATAAGTTTTATTTTGGAAAACATACAACAAGTAATTTAGATGATGGATATAAAGGAAGTGGTAGATTATTACATAATTATTATATCAAATATCCTGATGATTATATAAAAGAAATAATTTGTTTTTGTGATTCTGAAGAAGAACTTAATCAATTAGAATATAGTGTCATTCATCCATATCTTGGTACCAAAATGTGTTTAAATTTATGTGATGGTGGTAATATATGTAATTGGAGAGTATATGCAACAGAGGAAAAACAACAACAAGCAACAGAAAAAATGCTTTTAAATAGAAGAAGTTATAAAGGCGAATCACACCCAGGATATGGTAAAAAACTTTCAGAAGAGACTAAGAATAAAATATCTGAAGCTCATAAAGGAAAGAAAATGAAGCCATTTACGGAGGAACATAAAAGAAAACTTAGTGAAGCCAATAAAGGAAAACATAATGTTGCTGGTCATGTACAAACAGAAGAGGAGAAAAGAAAGAGAAGTCAAACTTTATTAGGACATAAACTTAGTGATGAATCAAAATTAAAAATTTCAATGAAGAATAAAGGTAATGTTCCACCTAATAAAGGAAAACACATGGTATGGAATGAAGACCATACTAAATTTCACTACGAATAAAAAATATTTACATATACAAGATGGATAAAAAAAATCTTGAAATTAGAAACAATGGTAATATGATAATTCGTGATTTAGAGAATAATTCACGTCACGTAGAAGGTTATGCAGTTGTTTTTAATTCACAATCAGAAGATTTAGGATTCTTTGAAACAATTGAAAGAGGTGCAATAACACAAGAATTAGTTGATAATTCTGACGTTTTTGCTTTATTGAATCATGATGATAATAAAGTATTGGCCCGTTCAAAGAATGGTAAAGGTTCTCTTAAACTTACAGTAGATGACAGAGGACTAAAATATGAATTTGATGCAGCAGACACACAATTAGGCAATGACTTGCTTGAATATCTTAAACGTGGAGAAATAGTATCATCTTCATTCTGTTTTGCATTAGATTACAATGACCCAAGTGCAGAGACATGGACAAGAAAAAATGGTGCTAATTATCGTACTATACACAAAATAGCATTCTTACATGATGTTTCACCTGTTTGGAATCCTGCTTATTCTGCAACTTCTGTTGCTCAACGTTCATTAGATAAGATAAAAGAGTTGGAAGAAGCAGAAAAACAAGAACAAGAAGCTCGTAATTTAGAAGAGCAGAAAAAAGAAGAAGAATTAATAAGCTCATTAGATGCAAAGATGAGTGAGGTAGAAGAATTGGCAAAAATCGAAGACTAAAAACAACGAAGTTGTTTATTATTAAATATATAAAAATATTTGAATTACGGCTATGGCTTTAAATTCATTACAATTGAAAGATAATATTCATCAAATGGTAGAGGAATGCCGTTCACTTGTTGATTTATGTAAATCAGAAAAACGTGAAATGACAGAAGAAGAGTCAAAGCATTTTGATGAGTTAAAACAAAACATTGAAGCAAGAAAACAAGACCTTGCTAATCTAGAAGCAAAACTTCAAACTTATGAAGACAATCTTCCAAACGAAGACAGAAATCAAGAAAAAAATATTAAAAGTAATAGATCTATGAAAAACACTTTAGTTAAAGAGTTACGTAATGCTCTTGACAATGGTATTAAGCAAATCAAGGTTAATGCTGAGAACCGTACTGTAACAGTTCAAGGTTATGGTGAAGGTGCAGGTGCAGTTGAAGGTGTACACGACCAAGTTATTGAGACTGAAATCAAAGGTATATTAGAACCACTTTATGCTGAATCAGTTTTAGCTAAATTAGGTGTTAAATTCTACCCAGGCCTTCCACAAGGTGACATTCAAATTCCTATCATGGGTAAGTCAAATGTTGGATGGGCAGGTGAAATCGCAGCAGCTAGTGCAACTGGTAACACATTCACAACAAAGAAACTTTCTCCAAAACGTTTAACTGCTTATATTGATATTTCTAAACAATTAATCTATCAAGATACAATTGGCGTAGAATCAGCAATTCGCAGAGATATTGTTAACGCATTGAACGACAAACTTGAAGCAACAATTTTAGGTAATGTTGCAGGTGACAGTGAAAAACCAGCAGGTATTTTCTATGGTGTTACACCAGCAACTTGTGATACATTCGCAAAGATTTGTAATCTTGAAGCTACAATCGAAAACGCAAACTTCACAGGTGAGATGAAATACTTACTTTCTCCATCTGCTAAAGCAGAACTTCGTGCT